GGTCGATATCATCGCCAACGAAATCGAGCTTATGCAGAACCGCAAGCCGCAGCAGGAGCAGCAGTCGCAGCAGTACCAACCGCAGCAGAAGCAGGCGTTCGCCCCGCAGCCGCCTACTATGGACATGTACGGCGACGATATTCCATTCTGAGACAATCGGCGGGGCGCTTCATGGCGTCCCGCCCCATGCTCGAAAGGAGGTGATGCGGGATGATTGGCGGCATGATTGGCACAGCTGAGGAAATAATCCACTGGCTTTTCGAGCATCCGAAGGGCGAGCAGCTTTACGAGATAAAGGAGCGTCGCAGGAAGAGAACGCTCACGCAGAATGCATATTACTGGTCGATGCTCAACCAGCTGGGCAGGGTCTTGAGGATACCGACCTCGGAGCTTCACTTTCGGATGCTGAAGGAGCACGCCCCATACGAGGTTGTGAGCGTTCGTTCCAACATCGACGTTTCTGGATACTTCCGATACTTCGAGGAAATCGGGACGGGATTCGCTGGCGGACATGAGTTCACCCATTACCGCGTCTACAAGGGTTCGAGCCATATGGATTCGACGGAGTTCTCGCGCCTTATCGACGGTGCGCGTGAGGAATGCGAAGCTCAGGGCATCTCTGTACTCACGCGCGAGGAAATAGCAAGGCTGAGGTACGTGGAGGGCGAGGAATGAAGGAGCACAGCATTCTCGGGTGTGGCGAGTGGTATGACGAGCGACACGGAGTTCTGATTCGTTGGTATGAAGAGCGCGAGCCGTGGCTCGTGCGGCACGAAGTATTTCACGGGCCTAACCGACAGAAGTCAATCGAGTACGGCCTTTACGTGTTCCTTCTTCCCGAAGCGCACAACATGGCGAGCTATGGAGTCCACTTCAACCGCCCGTTCGAGACGTACCTGCAAGAGGTGTCGCAGCGCCGAGCGATGGAGCACTACGGCTGGACGCTCGATGACTGGATGAAGCTAATCGGAAGGAACTACGCATAGAGAGGGGGAAATAGATAGCAAGTCAGAAAAGGATGGTTCTCGACTACATCAGGGAGTTCGGCAGCATCACGCCGCTTGATGCGTTCAAGGACTTGGGAGTAACAAGGCTTGCGGCCGTCATCTTCGAGCTTAAGGAGGACGGCCACGACATACACACCGAGCGGGAGCACGGAAAGAACCGCTTCGGACAGCCGACAAGGTACGCACGATACAGCTTTGGAAGGGATGAGAGGTAATGAAAATCAAGCTCGATAAGGGTGCGTTCATGCCAGTGAGGGCACACGATACCGACGCGGGGGCAGACCTTCGCTCGCCAATCGAAACCGTGATTCCTGCGAGTGGTTCGCGCGTCATCGACACGGGCGTACACATCCAGCTGCCGCACGGCTACGTCGGCATGCTCAAGAGCAAGTCTGGGCTGAACGTCATTCACGGCATCACGTCCGAGGGCGTTATAGACGAGGGATATACGGGGCCAATCAATGTGAAGCTCTACAATAACGTGGACGTGCCTTACAAAATCGAGCGCGGTGACAAAATCACGCAGCTGGTAATAATGCCGTGCGAGTACGTTGATTTTGACCTTGTGGACGATTTGGAGGATTCGGAGCGAGGGGGTGACGGCTTTGGCAGTACGGGGAAGTAAGTACCACGCGAAGAAGACGGTCGTTGACGGCATCGAGTTCGACAGCGCGAAGGAAGCCAAGCGGTATACCAAGCTCCGCGCCTTGGAGGAAGAGGGCAAGATTCAGGGCTTGCGCCTTCAGGTGCCTTTCGAGCTTCTGCCGAGCTTCGAGTGTGACGGTGTGAAGTATCGGGGGATGAAGTACGTCGCAGACTTCGTATATGTCCGCGACGGCAAGCAGGTCGTTGAGGACTGCAAGGGCTTCAAGACTGCCGAGTACAAGCTCAAGAAAAAGCTGATGGCGTACATCAACCACATAAACATCGATGAATCGTGATGCTATAATATAGCAAGCGAGGGTCGCAGCCTTGCTATGACATAGTTTTCAAGCCTTCACGGCATGAAAATAGAAAGCCCCGCTATAGCTGCGACCTATGGCGGGGCTTTCGCATATGGGAGTGTTTCGCATGGAAGTAAAAGACGGCACTTACGTTAACATCCAGTCGTTCATGGTGAACGAGCTTCACCTGAGCGGAAACGCGCTGATAATCTACGCGGTAATCTATGGGTTCTCGCAGGACGGCGATTCATGGTTCACTGGCTCGCGCTCGTATCTTGCGGCGTGGTGCCAAGCATCAAAGAGCACGGTATCGCGAAACCTCGAAACCCTATGCGCTGATGGACTCATTGAGAGACGCGAGCACGTGAAAGCTGGTGTGCTGCTCGTGGACTACAGGGCGGTACGGGGTGCCCAAAATGAACAGGGGCGTACCCAAAATGAACATGAGGGTATGCCCAAAATGGATAGGGGGGGTGTACCCAAAATGGGCACCCATACTATAGAGGATGATACTCTAGACCCAAAACCTAGTAGAGAGCATAGGGAGACGCGCCACAAGTACGGCGAATACCAGAACGTCCTTCTCTCAGACTCAGACATGCAGAAGCTTCAATCCGAGTTCCCCACGGACTGGGAGAAGAGAATCGAGAACTTGAGCAGCTACATGGAGTCGCATGGAAAGACCTACAAGAACCATCTGGCGACGATTCGGAACTGGGCACGGAAGGACAAGGAAGAAAAGAGGGGCGCTGTTTCACGTGAAACAACAAGCGGCTTCAATCGGAAGATAGACGCCGATTATTACTACCAGAGCACAGGCGACGAAGAGGTTGACAAGGTTCTGGGGCTTGGGAAGTACGCGCCCAAGACGCGATAGAGAGGAAGGAGAATCATGAATATGGACGGAATAATAGACGGGCTTGCCAAGGCGGCAGCTCAGAACCATAAGCCGCAGGAGGGTGATTACATCAAGGACGGCCTTCTCTACTGTGGTAAGTGCCACACGCCGAAGCAGTGCGAGGTGGAGATGGGCGGCAGGGTAATCAAGCCGTACTGCATGTGCAAGTGCGAGGTCGAGAGGGAGGAAAGACTCAAGGAAGAGGACAGGGCAAGGGAGCGCATGCAGCGGGTTGACAGGATGCGCCGCACCGGCTTCCCGGACTCCGAGATGCGTGGGTGGACGTTCGCCCATGATGACGGCAAGGACGCGAAGACGATGGCCGCTATGAAGCGGTACGTCGAGAAGTTCCCGCAGATGTTGGAGAACGGCACGGGGCTGATGCTCTACGGCAACGTCGGCAGCGGGAAGAGCTTTGCGGCCGCGTGCATAGCGAACGCACTCATCGAGAGCGGAACGCCGTGTCTCATGACTAACTTCCAGCGCATAGTGAACAAGCTGTCAAGCGGGTTCTCGGGGAAGCAGGAGTACATCGACAGCCTGCGGGAGTTCGACCTTCTGATAATCGATGACTTCGCCGCCGAGAGGCGTACCGAGTACATGGCGGAGCAGGTGACGGCAGTCATCGACGCCCGCTATCGCTCTAAGCTTCCCCTGATAGTAACGACGAACATCAACCCCCGCGACCTCATGGGTGCCGATGGGATAGGCGAGCAGCGAATCTACAGCCGCATCATGGACATGTGCGTACCCGTGGCCTTCAATGGGCAAGACCGCCGACGCTCGGACTACGCTGCGAGGACGGCAGCAGCCAAGGAGCTTCTCGGGCTGTGACGGAGCGCGAGCTTTCGCAGGCCGTGCATTTCAAGGCGGAGCCGGACGCACTCCGCAGGGCCGCAGCCCTTGAGCCTAGCCCAGAGGTTCTGAGGTCGATAGACAGGCAGGCGGGGGCCGTGGAGTCCGCAAGGCTTGAGGCCATGGCTTTCATCGCGACGATACCTGACGCGAGAGTCAGGGCGATAGCGGTCATGCGGTTCCTCGAAGGCAAGAGCCGGGAGACGATAGCGAGGCGGATGCATTACGAGAGGACTTCCCCAGCCGAGCAGCTCCGCAGGTTCCTCCGTGGTAGAATATAGCCGCGCCCATACCGGCGTCTCCTTTCTCTAGCGGCCCGCAAGTCAAGACCTTGCGGGCCGCACCCATATATGGGCGAAAAAGTCTCATGTTCTCGCTTGCGACCGCTCGATATAGGTATATACCAGTAACCGCAAGAGGGGAAAGCGAGAGAAAGGAACCCCAAATGGCAAATACGGTCTTCGACACTGACTTCCAGCCCGACGATGGGGTTCTTCTCCACGAAGGCTCACGGTTCCATTGGAGCGGAAAGGTCGTGGACATGACGGAATCCGACAAGAAGTGCCACGACGTGACAACGTGGTTCCTTCCGGATGAGATGCGAGAGGGATACAAGGCGCTTTTCGCAAGGTGGAAGAAGGCCCCCGGGAATGGGGGTTTTTTTATTTTGAGAAACTTTCGGTTCCCGCTTCCGCCTGCCTTGTATAGGTGTATACTTGCTATAGCAAGCGAGGGAAAGAGAAAGGAACCGCGAAATGAAGAACGCCGATGCCGTAGAGGGCATCCTAAACAAGGTGGCTGCAGGGTTCACCGTATTTTCAGTCTCCATCTTCACGCACGATGGCAAGATTCCATCCAAGGGCCATGGCTTCGATAACGCGGGGGCGGCAATCGCGGCATACGGAGATGAAGAGGTCTGCATATGGAAGCCTGAGAGCATGTCAAGCGGAAAAGCGTGCGTAACCATCAGGCTCAAAAGTCGGGAGGCGTAACAGCATGTGGTGGAAGGTGTGGTCGAACGATGAGATGGAATGCATCGAATCCCAGAGAGAAGGGAACGTTATGGAGAAAGCGGACGGGCACGAACGCTACGAGGTGCGCGGCATCCAAGCGGAGGGCATTATCGCCGACGTGATGGAGCGCGTCGAATCCGCAGAAGGGTTCGGCATGGCGCAGGCATGGGATGTGGGGAACGCGCTCAAATACCTTCTGAGGGCCGGCAGGAAGGACGCTCTGGACATAGAGCTGGGCAAGGCCGAGAACTACCTGCATCACGCGCTCACGGGCGAATGGCTCGGGTACCGAATGAAGGGCGAAGAGTAGCCCCGCCTTCCCGTGGGGGGCACATACGAGAGAACGGAGAAGAACGCATGAAGGACATTTCATCGACTGGGGACGCAAAGGCACCGTCGAGGCGCGGGATACGACACACGCGCTTCCCGTGGAGGGCCGCGTGCGCCGCGGTCGGGTTCATCGGACTCTGCTGGCTCATCGACTACGTGGTGATTCCGGCGGTCCTGTGGACGGTGCTCGCCCTGTTCGGGGAGGTGCCGGCGTGATGCAGGATTACCAAACGCTGGCACTGAGTTATGCCGAAGAGCTGTCCGACCTGAAGCGCCGGTACGCAAACCTAGAGCGCCACTGCCGGGGGCTTGAATCGAAGCTGTCCAAGACGCGCGACCGCATGAAGATGTACCGCGAGCGCTGCAAGGCGTGGGAGAGGGCACTGGCCAAGGCGGACAGGCTTTACCGGGGCTATATGCACGATGAAGAGCTCAGGGCACCGCAAAAGGCGTATGGCGTGGCGGTGTGCGCCGCGCTCATCCGCAAAGAGGTAGCGTCTACCTATCCGAGCGCCGATTGCGCCGAGCTGCGCAACAAGGTTCTCAATCGCGCACCCTCCCCAGATGGGGACAAAACCGAATAACCGATTCTAAGCGCGTATAAGGCGTGGTTTTGGCTTGACCCTAGACCGTATAGGGTCGAGCGATTATCGCGCCGTAAGCGCCGGATGAGCAAGCGATAGCGGCAAATCTAGCGAACTAAGAAAGGAGACCAAATGACCGTAGAGCTACCCAAGGACGCGGAAGGCCGCGAGATTCCGCTGGATACGGCACTCCTGTACGGGAAAGTATCAGGCGAGGAGTACGAGGTCGTCTGCTTTATCTTCAGACCGAGCATGGGGCAATGGAGGGTCGGACTCAGGAGGCGAGATGACTTGGGCATCTACGCGACAGGGAACTTCACCCTTAGCCCACCCGACACATGGGAGAAGCTGCTCGATGACTTGGACGCGGCAGGTGACGCCGGGCATCAAGGGGCTTGCGCCTACCTCAACGGAGACAAAGACGTATATTGCCGTACACCGTGCCCCGGCGGCAAGGACGACTGCGTTCCGATTGCCATGCGCGACATCTCCGACCGCATCCGCAAACTGAGGGGTGGGGGCGATGAGTAGGGCAGGCGGTGCGGGAGCCCCCTTCGAGCCGGTGTTCACCCCCGACTCGACGGCGTGGCCGGTCAGGTGGCCGGAGCGCCCGATGCCCAAGCCGGTCTTCGGCGCCTTTCGCGGCGAGACGCGCGATTACGCGCCGGGGCGCACGTGCCACATGATAGGCAGCGGAGCCGAGTCTTGCCGCTCGGAGTGTGGCTGGCGACACGATTATGACGACGAGCCGCCGTTCTGCGCGGGCTGCGGAGCGAAGGCGGTCCAATATGGCGATTGGCGATGACGGGCGCCGCGAGGCAGCAAAGAAGCCGCGCGAGTCGCCGAGCGACGTGTACGAGGTCGAAGGCCAATGGAAAACGGAAGGCATCGGCACCGATTGCCACGGCCGGACGGACTGTTACCTGATTCACGGCGTCCCGCCCGAATGCCTCCCCGCAGAACACATGCACCCTTGCGATTATGGGGAACTGCACGCACGCCTCGCCGAACCCATAGGGCCGGAGCCGGAGCGCACGTGCCAGATGGATAGAAGTGAGTTCGCCGATTTCGCCCCGGAGTACGAGGGGCCGTATACGTGTCCCAAGTGCGGCGAGGAGACGGCTGTTCTGGCATGCGTGAACGATGGCGGGGACATGGAATGGATGAAGCCGCGGTTCTGCGGATTCTGCGGTGCGAAGGCAGTGGAGGCGGTGGACGAATGATTACCGATAGACAGCGCCGCGAGGCCGTCGAGTTCCTGCGCACCCACAGGTGCGCCGGCGAGGGCAGCGCGTACAGGACCGTGGGCGACTGCCTCGGATGCATCAGGGCGAGCAGGGCGCTGTTCGGTAACGATGGCGCGCTATGCAACCTAGACAGCTCGGGGCCGGGAATGTGGCAGAGGCTGGCAGACTTAATCGACGACCGGAGGTGATGCGCATGGCGACTGAAGCGCAGATAAAGGCACAGAGGAAGTACGACGCCGAGAACACGCGGCAGGTTCACCTGAAGCTGAATCGCCGCACCGACGAGGACGTTCTGGAAAAGCTCGACAGCGTTCCCAGCAAGCAGGGCTACATCAAGCGGCTCATACGCGCCGATTTGAAAAAATAACCAGATGCGGGAATCCGAGAGGGTTCCCGTTTTCCATTTCGAAAAACTTCCGAGTCCAGCCTGCATAAGGTCGTTATAGGCGTGTACCCTGCCACAGCAAGCGGGGGGGAGGGAAAGGAACCCACGATGACCGACGCAATCGCGACAGGGGTTCGCAACGCGGCGGAGTGCATGGCAGTCGACGAGCTCGGGAATCCGTGGATTGGCGGTGACGGGCTGAAGAACGCAGGGAACGGGAAAGACGTCGACGGGCTTTGCGAATCGGGAGCCGTCAGGTACGACGGAACGCGGTATCGCGTAAATGAGGACTGCGCAAGCCCCTTTGAGCGCATATAGAAGAGCACGAGGGCTACCGGAAGACGGCGGCCCTTTTCATTTCGAAAGACCCCGACCCCCGCCTGCATAAGGTTGTTGTAGGTGTATACCAGTATCGGCAAGTGCGGGAGAGAGAAGGGAAACGGCAATGGAAATCCTCACCTACAAGTACGGAATGCGCCTGCGCCCCTACGACATCGGGTGCCGGCCAAAGGATGGGTTCGTATGCGTGGCGGAAGGTGGAACAGCCGATGGCCACGCGTATCGCAACTTCGTCTACTACATCAGCGAGCTCGATAGGGTGACCGCATCCGACTACGACCTCGATTACCTCGGACCCAAGTTCCTCAAGGCGGAAGAGATGTGAAAGCAGAAGGGGATGCGGCATGAAGGCCCCGGCAACGGGGCCCTTTCCATCGTTCCCGCAATTCCCGCTCCGCGTGGCGTATAATCAAGGGAGTGTGGAAACCAATCGGAAAAGAGCGGAATTGCAGGGATTCTGGGAAAAACTTCTATGGGTGTGCACCCCGTCTGTGCTGGCAGCGACCGCTACGATTGTGTCGAATCCGGGAATCGATTCGCAGTTCGCAATCTACTCGGCGGCGGCAGTCGTCGCCCTCCTGGGCATAGCGCTGTCGAACAGGCGCGCCGAGAAGGAGAGGGCCGACGAGGAGAACGAGCTTTTCAAATCGGCCTTGCGGGCGCTGCTGAGAAGCGAGATTATGCGGACGCATCATCATGCCGTGCGTGACGGCCACGCCTCGACCGTCGACAAGGAGGTAATGGAGCGCACATATCAGAGTTATCACAGGCTGGGCGGCAACGGCATCGCCACGAATCTACACGACGAGATGATGGCGCTGCCGACAATGGACGATTAGGAAGGTGGAAAGAATGAAAGAGTACATCATCAACGACAAGCTCTACCACGGGTTGAAATGGGCGGGACTTATCGCGTGTCCCGCAATCGCGACTTTCATCGGCGCGGTGTTCCCTGCGTGGGGAATCCCGAACGTCGATGCAATCGTGCTCACGCTCAACGCGACCGGGGTTCTCATCGGCGCCCTCATCGGAGTGAGCGCGGCAACCTCCAAGCAGGTACCGGAAAGGACGGAGTAGACATGGCGATGCAGGGAATCGACATCAGCGGATGGCAGGCGGGAATCGACCTATCGAAGGTCCCATGTGATTTCGTAATCGTGAAGGCGACGCAGGGAGTGAACTTCGTCTCCGGCTCGTGCGACCCGCAGGTCCAGCAGGCCATCGCCCTCGGCAAGCCGTTCGGCTTCTACCATTACGTGGACGGCAGCGGGGCACAGGCGGAAGCCGACTTCTTCATCGACCATTGCGCAGGATACATCGGCAAGGGCATCCCGTGCATCGACTGGGAGAGCGCCGAGAATTCCGCGTGGGGCGACACCGGCTACCTCAAGCGGCTCGTCCGGCGAGTCATCGACCGCACGGGAGTCAAGCCGCTCATCTACGCGTCCGCCGGCGCCTTCCCGTGGGACGTCGCGCAGGCCCTCGACTGCGGCGCATGGGTCGCACAGTACGCGAGCAACGACGCCACCGGATACCAAGACAGCCCTTGGAACGAGGGCGCGTACAGCTGCGCCATCAGGCAGTACAGCTCGGCCGGAAGGCTTGCGGGATACAATGGCAACCTGGACCTGGACAAGGCCTACATGGACGCCGACGGATGGGCGAAGTACGCGGGCGCGGCAGGCGCCCGGCCGACCGGCTGGATCCAGAAGGACGGCCGCTGGTGGTACAGGCATGCAGACGGCTCGTATACCAGGAGCGGCTGGGAGAAGATCGACGGCAGATGGTACCTCTTCGATGCCGACGGCTGGATGCTGACCGGATGGCGGCAGGTCGGCGGCAAGTGGTACTACCTCACCGATTCCGGCGCAATGGCCACCGGCTGGGTGAACGACGGCGGGAAGTGGTACTACATGGACCCGGGCACGGGGGCGATGCATGCGGCCGA